TCTTTAGATAATCGTGACAACTGGTGGCGTCCAGAGCCAGATAAAAGCGGAAATGGAATGGCCACTATTCGATTCCTTCCTGCATCTGAAGCAGATGGTGAAGATGAGTTGCCATGGGTCAAAGTATTCTCACATGGTTTTCAAGGACCTGGTGGTCAGTGGTTGATCGATAATTGCTTGACAACTAAGAACCAACAATGTCCTATCTGTGAACACAACTCTACTCTTTGGAACTCCGGCATCGAAGCCAACAAAGAAGTAGTACGGAAGCAGAAACGGAAACTATCCTATATCTCCAACATCTATGTGGTATCTGATCCTAAGCGACCAGAGAATGAAGGTAAAGTATTTCTATTCAAGTATGGTAAAAAGATATTTGATAAGATTACTGAAGCAATGGCACCAGAGTTTGCAGATGAAACACCAATCAATCCATTTGATCTATGGAAAGGTGCTAACTTTAAATTGAAGATTCGCAAAGTTGAGGGTTATCAGAACTATGATAAGTCTGAGTTTGATTCTGCCGAACCTTTATTGGATGATGATGATCAGTTAGAGAAAATCTGGAAGTCTGAGTATACTTTGAAAGATTTGGTATCTGATAAGGAGTTCAAATCTTATGATCAGTTGAAATCTCGATTGGACAAAGTATTGGGTCTGAATGGTGAAGATGTACCAGCAAAGACTACAGTAGAACAGATGAAGTCTCTACCTAAGAAGCCAGTAGTAGATGAATCACAAGTGATGCCTGAAATTGAAGATGATGATATGGCCTATTTTTCTAAATTAGCCGAAGAAGATTGATTTTATATAATAGGAGATATTACTATGGCAGCAAATATTAAAGGTAGTAAAACAGCAGAATGTCTCAAAGATGCATTTGCAGGTGAGTCGATGGCCAATCGCCGTTATCTATACTTTGCAAACCAGTGTGACGTAGCAGGTGAAGCAGATATTGCATCCTTGTTCCGTAACACCGCTGAAGGTGAGACTGGTCATGCACATGGCCATATGGAATACTTAATTGAGGGTGGTGCTGGAGAACCTGGTACAGATATGCCCGCTAAGACACCACAAGAAATGTTGGAAGCAGCAGTTCATGGTGAGACACATGAGTATTCTGATATGTATCCTGGTATGGCTAAAACTGCTCGTGATGAAGGTTTTGATGAGATTGCTGATTGGTTTGAAACATTGGCAAAAGCGGAGCGTTCACATGCAATGCGATATCAAAAAGCACTAGATACACTCAAAGCATCATAACAAAATCCCATGCAAGTACCAACCCCGCTTCGGTGGGGTTTCTTTTTTCTATACCGTTCTGGTAGAATACATCGACAATCTTGAGAATGTATCTTCTTTACTTCTAACAGGTGGGATAGGTTGTCTTTCTGAACCACCTGAAGAAGAAGATGATGAACTTGTATTGTTAATAACAGAAGGTTCTGATGGAGTATTTTCAGCCAACTTCATGTTTTGATTTTCAGATACCTTAGAATTCAACTCAGCACCTTTATTAGGTGATGGCGCAGGTGCGGCAGAAGGCGATGCTGAAGGTGATGCTGAACCACCACCACTTGAGGCGCCTCCAGGGGTAGGTTGCGATGACATACTATTACTCATCTGTCTACTCATTTCTTGACCACCAGCGCCCGATATACTTGTACTCATAGATTCTTTGGTCGTTTTCGGTGTAGCAGTTTCTGCTTTTCTTGCCGCTTGATCAGGATCGGCACCACCTTCAAAGAAGTCAAATAAAGCACCGGCAGCCTTCTTACCAATATACTCACCACCCATAAAACCTGCAAGTCCACCTAACAGAGTTCCAACAACAGGAACAACAGAACCAACAGCAGCACCAATAGTTGCACCTCCAGCACCACCTAACGCACCACCTACCGCTTCAGTAATTCTCTTCTTCATTTCTTTTTCATCAATTGCACCACTTTCATGTTCATCAATTGCATCTTTAACATCCATCAACAATTGCAAACCTGCAGCAATTAATTGAATGCCAGGTATTCTTTCTAAGAATCCTAACACACTCTTACCCGCTTTTAATAATTTACCACCCATCTTTGATGCGGACTTTGTTACTTTACCTCTAAGTGATTTTAATTTTTTACTTCCGCCCATTAAACTTGCAGCATCAGCCAGTGTTCCTAATATTCCACCACCTTCTTCTTTTTCCTTTTCTGCACCAACAGCACCTGTACCTATAGATCGGATGGCTTCAATTAATTCTTTATGTTTCTTTTGTTGATCATCTCTTCTTGGTTTTTCAAAATCTTTATCTAATTCTTTTTGCTTAATATCATCATCTCTAGACTTCTTCATGAGATCATATATGTCAGTCAAGACATTGGTCATGGCTTCATATTCTTTATCCATTCCACCTGATATTTTTGATGCGGTTTCTTTTTTATCTTTTGATGGACCTGATGTGAACTTGCCAATATCTTCTTTTGATCTGCCTGTTAATTTACCTAAAACTGTAGGTGCAATATCGGAATCAAAAGTTAAAAATCTTGCAATATTTAATGGATCAAATACGTCTTTTGCATAACTCTTTGTTTCTTTACCGGCGGTTGATAGAATATCTTTAGCAGACATCTTACCATCAGTTTCTTTTAACTTGTCGGTGATTCTCTTTAATAATCCTGGTGATTTTTCAAATGGCGACTTACCATCATCATCTTTATCTGCTGCATCTTTCTCGTTTTTCTTTTCAGAATCAAAGTTTGTAGAAACATATTTTGCAACTGCAATTTGAGCAGGATTTAATGTGTCTTGTAATTTTTTAGGTATAACTCTTCTAGCAGTAGATAAAACACTCTTAAAATTATGAGTATCTTTTTTATTGACAATTTTAGTCAATCTTTCAAGTGCGGATTCAATTTGCGGTATTTGATCTTGAGAAGGTATCTTCCTGTGTACATTATCAAGTTGTTCATACAACTTAGTAAAGTTTTCTTCAAGATTTTGATCTATATCTTGAAAGTCTCGTTCCACTCTTGCTTTGTAATCTTCAAACTCTTTTTTAAGATTCTGAAGTTCTTTCTTGGCAGAAAATCTTGTTTTTTTACTAGGTAATCTTTCAGCAGTGGGTTCTGTAGATACAGATTTCATTGGAATTACTTTAGATTCATTCTCGATATTATTAGGCATATGACTTTCTCATATAAGGAGATGCATCTTCCTTTTTAGGTGAAGATGCAGTAGGTGTATTTCTTTTTGATACTGACTGATTTGTTGTATTATTTACAACAACTGTTGATTGTTTTTGTGCAGTCATGTCATCTTTTAAGTTTTTATTTGCATCTGATGCAGGAGTAACTCCGGCAGATTTGGGTGATGACTCTTCAGGTGATGCGGTTGATTTACCATCACCTGCTTGATCAACCAATGCGACAATTTCTCTTGCTCTATTTCCAACTTGTTGATACCATTTACTATCTTGTAAACCTTTAGCAGCAGAATGAAAGTCACCAGCATCTAGTGCCTTTGCTGTTGAGGGCCATTTTGGCCACCATTGACCCATATTAAATGCTAGGTCAATAAATGCACCTTTACCTGCTTCATTTGCTTTTTCATATCCAGGTGTTTTCTCAGCAATCTTAACATGTTTAGCAAAATCTTGTTCAAATAGTTGATTAACTTCATCATCAGATAAAGTTCTATTCCATTCTGGTGGTAAACTTTTACCATCACCAATCAAATGTCCAACACCAACTGTCCAAAGTCCTAATGAATCTTTATATGGTTTGTTTCTAACACCTTCGTGTCTCATCACCATCGATTTTACATCTTTCATTCCAGTGATTGGTGGAAGTTTTACAGATGGTACTTCTCCTTTCGGTGCCGCACCTTTTGGTACTGCTTCTGCCTTTCCCTCTGGTGCTTTTCCTGATGGTGCCTTTTCCGCTTTACCTTTTTTTGGTGCTGCCTTTTTTGCTCTTGGTGGTTTCTTTGCAGATGGTTTTCTACCTTTAGCACCTTTTTTCTTAGGTATTTTAGGTTTCTTTGCCGCACTGACCTTTTTTGCAAATTCACTAGGTTCAGGTTTACCAACTTCTTCAAATGCTTCGATCAATTCATCATGCATTTTATCAGAAGTTCTTGATTCTTCCTTTCTTTTTGTTTTATCTTCTTCTCTATCCAGAACCTGTTCTTCTCTATTTTTCTCCATTAGTTTGTAGATGTAACCAAGAATCTCAGATGCGGATTCTTTATCTGGAACTTTCATAGCAGTATTACTAATTTGATCTGCTTTCTTTTCTGGTTCCATTGGCTCTGGTTTGAATTGCTTCGATTTCAAAAACTTGGGAAGAGATGGACCTTCAGATTTTTTATATTTATTTTTTGATTCTTTAGAATTCTGTTGTTTTAATTTATCAATTAAAGACGAAATGATCCCAGTCTGTTGATCTATGATCTTTTCAGTATCTTTTTTTGATGATTTCTTCTTGTCCATCTATCGTTTTCTCTGTCTTTCTGCAATCTTTTGATTTTCAGCCTCGATATAAGCAATCAACATAGAAACATAGATATCTCGTTCCCATGGTATCATATTTTCTAACTCCGTCAGATTATACTTGTGATGTTGCATCATTGAGAAGTTGGTTTTATAATAATTCTCAAGTGTGTCGTGACGAAGCATTAGATAAAAAAACTTTCGAGACCCTCCACATCAATCTCATGATGAAATCCACATTTTCTACAATCTATATCAATTACTTTTCTTAGTTTTGGTAGTGCTGAAAAGAATGCCTCAATCTTTTCAAATTGAGCCTGACTTAACTGTTCGACAAACTCAACAGTCTCTTGTATTGGTACTTCTTTAGTATAATAATACTGTTCACCATCATAGATATACTCAATAGATTTAGCAATCATATTGAAAGTTAATTCATTCACATCATCAAACTTTAAAGAATCTTTAATGTAGGAGAAGTCTGGATACTTTAACTTCACACTAATTGTATCTGTGAGTTGAACAATAGGATCAACCAAATCTTTATTTTCAACTTGTATTTCTAAAAGATTAACATCTTTTTCCATAATGTTATTGCACTTTTTACCTTCAACGACATTATTGCATCTATATCTTGTTTCAACAATCTCGCCTACTGATCTCGCACGAAGATTCATAAAGTAATATTCAACATCAACAATAGGTAAACTTTCAATATCAACATTAGGTGTAATAGTACAATTATTCAAAATATCTCGAACACTCTTTTGAATTGTTTCAGATTCCTGTGATTCTACTGCCATCAAAAGATTTCTTTGTTCTTTGACAACAAAAGGTCGAAACTCTATTGTTGTTTTAGATAATGGTAACTGCAATCTATAAGTTGGTGCGTCAAGTTTTGGTAACATAATAACTCCTCAATCAATTAATTATATGGGTACTGATTCCCAATAAGTATAAGCAAATGTAACGGTTAGTTTATGAACAGAATCTGAACTCCAGTCTAAATCAAGTTGATTCATGTTGATAGGAAAGGCACGGTGCATTGTAGCTTGATATGATAATTCTCCCATAACATCATATTGTAAAACATCAATATCAACAGCATAATCATCTTTATATTTGAAGTTGAAATTTTTTGATGGATTAATTACTTCCATCCATTGATCAAATGTATTTTTAATCAACATTGTATCATCAACAATAAATGTCAAATCAATATCATTATAGTTTGACCAATATGGAAACTTTTCAACAGGTCCATAAGTTTTTTGTTCAACTGTTGAGAAATTTCTACCTGGTAATTGTGCAATTTCACATCGTTTGATTAAATCAAAAGGTCCAGCAACAACACCAACAGGAGTTGATCCAAATCTTAATTCGAATCTACTTGCTCGTGCTGGATCTTTATTAAAACTTGATAAAAATTCTGATATACTTCCTGCCATATTTTATCCTATGGTGTCTGTTTAATTTGGTCAACTGAATCTTGCCATACAGTCTTTGCTTTTGCTTTTCTGAACTGATGAACGGGTAACATTGCTGCCACATCCCACTCATTTGGTTTTACAATCAATATCTTAGAACGCAAATGTGAGTATAGATATCGTTTCAAGCAAGGTTCAAATGCTTTAAATCTTCTAGCTTCACTTAGTAATTCGTATGTCACACGCATTCTTTTAATATCATCATTATCATCTAGTAACGCCAACGGCATCAGTTTTTCTAAAAACTTAATTCTATAGGGTATTGGTAAATAATGTAGGTTTAATCCTAGAAAACCATCACTGTATTTCTCTAACATAATCACCAAAGGAAAAGTATCATAGTACGGCAAACTGCCTTTAGTCTTTGGATCATAATAAAAGAAATACATCTTACCTAATGTAATTCTTCTGGTGTATCGGTCTATCTCTGCACCAATCGTAGGTGCAATTCGATACACGTTTCTCAGTTCATCGATTTTATCCTGTAACCAAACTAATGCCTTTTTGGACATAGTTTGTAGTTTCAGTGATGATTTTTCTTCAGCAAGTTGTGTTAGTTTTGATGTCATAAATATATTTAGTTGATTCCTAGGTCAATTTCTGATAATATGGAAAACTCCCAATTGCGATCTTTACAGTACTCCTCTGCGGCTTTCCACTTGGCCTGATTGACTCCCCATGTGGTTATCTCGGTAATATACTGTTTGGTCACTCGACTTCTTTGTTTAGGTGGTTGAGTTTGTTTATATGGTTTAACTTCAATCATAATAGTTTTAGTTTTGTCACCAGTTTTAACCCGAATGATAAAGTCTGGAAAGTATCTGTGCATTCTTCCATCAACTGGTGATCTATATGGTATCACAAGTTCTTCAGATGCCCAAGAGATAATCTCATCAGTACGATCAAAATAGGACATGCAACGACATTCCCATGATGAACGATAGACGATATTATTTGGATCACCCACATATTTGTTTGGGTTCTTAGGAATAAATTTACCAGAATAACTCATAAATAGTATATATTCAACATATTGGAAAGAAAATGGCAGAGTTTGAAGAACTTCAAAACATAGTAGGAAGTGAGGGTGCGGTAACTTCACCAGATGTTACTCGAGGTCCTCTTGCTAGTTTACATACAAACAAATACATTCCAACTAATCTAAAATATCCTTTAAATTTGGATGAAGATACTCGTGGCCATATTATTCAATTTTCTATTAATGATACCATACCCAGTAGTTATAAAGAAGATAATAAAAAATCTGAAGTATCCGATGGAAAAGTTACTACATTAAAAAGTAGTTTACCATTTCAACCAGAAAGAACAAGAATACAACAAACAATATCATTATATATTCCAGATAGTATAGGAAATAACTATAATGCTTCATATACTGAAATTAGTGAGTTGGAAGCATTAGGTTCTGCTGCGGGTGGTATATCATCATTTGGAGGAAGATTAGGAAAATTCGCAGGTGGATTATCAACAGCAATAAGTGCTACGGACAGTCCCGCAGCAAAATTTGGATTATCAAGTACATTAGGTATAGCAATTAATCCAAAGAAACAATTATTTTTTGATGGTATTGATTTTAGAACTTTTCAGTTTGCATTTACTTTTAGTCCATCATCACAAAAAGAATCTGATGCAGTAAATAATATAATAAAAACATTTAAACATCATGCAGCGCCAACAATAATGACCGAATATGGAGGATTTGCTTTTAAACCACCTTCATCTTTCACTATTGAATATCTTTATAATGGAACAACAAATAATTATTTGAACAAGATTGAAGAATGTGTATTGACTGATATTGAAATAGGTTATGCACCAAATGGTGTATGGTCCGCTTTTGATTCAACAGGCGCACCAACTCAAATTACACTTTCTCTATCATTTAAAGAAATGGCACTCATTGATAGAACAAAAGTTGATCAAGGATTCTAATGAGATATTTTCAACAACTACCAAAAATTGTGTATACTGATACTAACGGTATACAGTCTGCGATAATCAATTTACTACCAAGAACCAGTATTATTCAAACATTACTAACTAATCCTTTAATATATTATACCTATGACGTTCAAGAAGGTGATACGCCAGAAATTGTTGCCGATAAGTATTATGGTGATAGTTATAGATATTGGTTGGTATTATATGCAAATCAAATGATTGATCCACAATGGTCTTGGCCATTAAGTTATGCACAATTTGCTGCCTACATGAGTAATAAGTATCCAGCTACCAATGTATACAGCACAATTTATGAATATCAGAAGATTATCACAAAATATGATGCAAATTCTCAAACGACAACAATAGATACTATTGCCATTGATCAATCAGATTATAATACTTTATTTCCATACTCAACTACCGTAAATACCAGTACAGGTCCAGTAGGAATTAAAGTAACCAAAAACGCACAAAGTATTTATGACTATGAATTACAAGTGAATGAAAATAAAAGAAATATTAAAATAATCAACAAAATTTATGCAAACCAAATTGAAGCAGAATTTAAATCTTTGATGAAACAATAATATGGCAGACGATCAGTTCGCAGATCCGAAAGGAATTACATTTCCATCAGATTCGGAAATACAAAAACTCAATCTGATTACATCAGATGGAAGTAAAATGAACATGAAAAAACTATTGATAGATTTTTCATATAATGAGGACATCTATAGTTTTTGCATTAATGGATATGTAACAGTTAATGATGCACAAGGTTTTATTGAAAAACTTCAATTGACTGGTAATGAATTTATTGAAGTGAACTTTGGTAAAGTCAAAGACGCACCAAATGATGATGATCAAATATTTCGAGTATATAAAATAGATGATCGAAAACCTTCCGGAAATATGTCCAGTGAATCATATAAGTTATATTTCTGTTCTGAAGAATTTCTACTATCGGAACAAATCAAAGTTACACAATCATACAAAGGTCAGAGAATATCAGATATAGTTACTGATATATTAACTAACAAGTTGAAAGTTTCAGATAAGATTGATGTTATTGATGATACAACAGGTGTTTATGATTTTATTATTCCTAGAATGAAACCGTTAGAAGCCATCAGTTGGTTATCAACTTATGCTAGGCCTGCTGGTTATTCTGGTTCTGATATGTTGTTTTTCGAATCAAGATATGGTTTTACATTTAGATCACTACAATCAATGTACTCTGATGATATCTATCAGACATATAAATTTCAACCAAAAAACTTGAGCAAAGATTTTACACAAACTCAAGAAAAAGTAACTACAATATTAGATTATGAAATTATAAAAACATACGATGCTCTTCACGAAATTTCTGCTGGAACATTTGCCAATCGATTGATTTCTATAGATCCTCTAATTCGATCACACTATACAACAGATTTTGATTTTGCTAATTATATCAGTAAATCTGACAAATTAAACGAATATGCACCAACAAACTATCTTGTCAATAGATTAAATAAAACACAAAATGAAAGTTATGAGAGTGTAGTAAAAGTTGTAACATCGAACAGTAATGAAATTAATGTTCCATATATAAAAAATAAAAGTGGTGCCGGAATTGCTAAAGATATCTTTATTGAAACATATGTACCATATAGAACTGCACAAATAGCACTAGCAAATTATACCACTATTAAATTAAATATACCCGGTGATTCTGGAATATATGTTGGAACACCTATTGAATTTAGTTTAAATACTTTAGATTCAGGCGAACCAACAAAAGAATCTGATCGTTTTTATTCAGGTAAATATCTAGTGACTGCTGTTAGACATATGATTCAAATGGGCGGTGTGTTTCAAACAACTCTAGAAATATGTAAAGAAAGCACTACAACTGCATATTCACCTATCGATAATAATCATCAAGCAATACAACAGGCGGTACAATCATAATGGAAAACTTTATTGGTAAAGATGGATTCATTTGGTGGATGGGTGTAGTTGAATCGGTAGATGATCCACTTAATCTTGCACGAGTCCAAGTGAGAATCTTTGGATGGCATACAGATAATCTTCAACAGTTACCCAAATCAGATTTACCATGGGCATTACCATCATTCTCAACAAATGTTTCTATGACAAGTGCAGTACCTGTTGTGGGTGATTACGCATTTGGATTTTTTACTGATAATATATCAGGTCAGGCACCTATTATCATTGGTGTGTTTCCTGGTATTCCCGTAAATGGTGCAAACAAGTCTAAAGGATTCTCAGAGGGTACACATTATCCAGTTGGAGAACCTACTACTAGTAGATTATATCGAAATGAAAAAATAGAAACCACATTAGTAGGTAAACACAATAATAACTTAGACAATAATGTTCCTGTAGCAGATGGCACAACTTGGAGTGAACCTGCATCTAAATATGCCACAGTTCCACCATATAATAGAGTTACTGAAACATTATCTGGTCATGTATTTGAGATGGACGACACACCAGGTGCTGAACGGATTCATTTAAGTCATCGTGCAAATACTTTTTTTGAGATTGCGCCTGATGGATCTAAAGTCACTAAAGTGTATGGTAAAAATTATGAGATACTTTTATCGGATAATAATGTTCACATTAAAGGTACTTGTAATATAACTGTTGATGGTAATGCAAATCTCCAAGTAGGTGGTGATGTTACAGGTATAGCAAACTCATGGACATTTAATGGTCCACTACAATGGAATGGTAATATCAATGTCAATGGTGGCATTACTGCAACAGGAGATGTGATTGGTGGAGGTATTAGTTTAGATCACCACACACACGATGGAGTAACAATAGGTGGTGACAATTCTGGTCCACCCCAATAAGTGTAATAAATAAGATATGGCAAACATAACTAAAGTATTCTCCGACATAGACTTAACCTTCACCAGAAAACCTGCTGGAGGTGATATTGCTTTGAGTTATGATAGTCAAGCAGTGATTCGATCTGTTCGAAATTTAATTCAAACAAATCACTATGAAAGATTGTTTAATCCAGATTTAGGATCATCGATTAGTTCTTTGTTATTTGAAAATATTTCACCTCTTACTGGTGCAATATTAGAAAGAGAAATACAAAATGTTATTGAAAATTATGAACCTAGAGCAAAAGTTTCAAGTGTCGTTGCAACACCAGACTATGATCACAATGGTTATAACGTAGCAATTACCTTTTTCATACAAAACTTAACATCGCCAACCACGATTTCGGTTATTTTACAGAGAAACAGATAATATGGCAGCCAATTCATCCGTTCAGTTTACCGAATTAGATTTTGATAACATCAAAACTAATCTTAAGACATTTCTACAGTCACAAGATACCCTTAAAGATTATAACTATGAAGGTTCGGCATTATCTGTTCTATTAGATGTTCTCGCATATAATACACAATATCAAGCATTTTATCTGAATCAAGTTGCAAATGAGATGTTTTTGGATTCCGCTCTTCAAAGATCATCCGTTGTTTCCCATGCTAAGTTATTGAATTATACACCAAAATCTGCAATTGCACCTGCCGCTACAGTTAATGTTACAGTAAATCAAGTATCAGATTCATCGTTGACTTTACCTGCCTATACTAATTTTCTATCAGAATCTGTTGATGGTACTAACTATAATTTCCTCACAGTAACAGATACAACAGTAAATGTTGTTGCAAACACCGCTACATTTAATAATGTGACCATCAAAGAAGGAACTTATGCAACATCAACTTTTACAGTTGATAAATCTACAAATCCAAAATATACTTTCCAAATACCTAATGCGAATGTTGACACAACAACAATTCAAGTAAAAGTTCAACAATCATTATCTAATACATCATATGTTGTTTACAATCTTGCATCAAACTATTTGACATTAGGTCCAACTGATAATGTATATTTCCTTCAAGAAGGTTTGACTGGATACTATGAAATCTATTTTGGTGATGGTATATTAGGTAGTCAACTCACTGATGGTAATGTTGTTAAAGTATCTTATCTAGTAACTAATGGTAGTGCTGCCGCAGGTGCTAATAGTTTTGTATTAATGGATTCTATATCTGGTTATTCAAATACAATCACAAATTCGATTACTTACGCATCACATGGTGGTGACAAAGAATCTATAGATTCTATTAAATATCAAGCACCTAAATCATTTTCTGCACAGAATCGTGCAGTAACTAAAAATGATTATATCACATTGATTCAACAAAACAAATTAGGAATTAATTTTGATGCTGTGAATGTTTGGGGTGGTGAAGAAAATAATCCACCAGTATATGGTCAAGTATTTGTTTGTCTGAAACCCAGTGGTTCATATACACTTACTCAAACACAGAAAAAATTAATTGTAGATCAGGTTATAAAACCAGTTTCAGTTTTGACTGTTACTCCTACTATTGTTGATCCAGATTACACATATATTCAGTTGACTGTAAATGTGTATTATGATCCAGCATTGACTACCCTAACCTCGGCACAAATTCAAACTGGTGTATCGGGTGCAATTAGTAATTTTGCTAAGTCATCATTGAATACTTTCAACTCAAACTTCAATGCATATGACTTATTGAGTGCTGTTCAAAAATATGATACATCAATCATTACTAGTGAATATACGATGCAACTTCAAAAGAAGTTCTATCCAATTTTAACAAATACAGAAACTTATAATTTATATTATAATACTCCACTTGAAAGAGGGATATTATTAAGTGGAGTAAACAGTTCTCCAGCAATGCAATTTAGAGATCCATCTAATTTATCAAATATTCTTGAAGGTGTATATCTTCAAGAAGTACCAACAACAACAAGCGGTATCTCTTCTATTTCAGTTACCAATCCAGGTTTCAATTATAAAGCAACACCTATAGTAACAATATTAGGTGATGGCACTGGTGCATCTGCACATGCAGTTATTGTAAATGGAAGCATTAGTAGTATAGTCGTGGATAATCCAGGATCTGGTTACACTTCAGCAATAGTAAATATCACTAATGCTTCTAATGATACAATAGGATCAGGTGGTGCAGCCTCAGTAACTCTTACCGGACAAATTGGAACAATTGAAACATATTATTATAGTTCTGCTGGTGTAAAAACAATATTGAATTCAAATGCTGGAACAATCGATTATACAAATGGAATTATTACTCTAAATAATTTTGGTCCATACAATATTGATAATCCATTAGGACAACTTACTGTTTCAGTCAAACCAACAACCTCAATTATATCATCAACTTATGATGGAATTATTACAGTTGATCCGTTTGATTCAAATGCCATCATTGTTAATGTTATCGCAAAGAAAAGTAGATGATTCCAGATAGTTACAAAACATCGTTACTGATACCATCACAACTTCCTGAATTTATTCGGGATGATCCTGACTATTCAAATTTTGTACTGTTTATCAAAGCATACTACGAATGGCTTGAACAGGATAATAACGTAACAGATCGTGTTAAGAATATTCTCAATTATATTGATATTGATGATACTTCTGGTGAGTTTTTACAATATTTCTATAACGAGTTTCTTAAATATTTTCCATCGGAAATACTGGCAAATAAGACTGAAGTAGTAAAAATTGCAAAACAATTATATCAGGCCAAAGGTACAATATCATCCTATGAGTTTCTGTTTAGAATATTATATAACTCTTCTGTAGAAGTATTTTATACTAAAGATGTTGTACTTAAAGCATCTGCTGGTACTTGGTATGTTCCTAAGAGTTTAAGATTATTAACTCAAGATCCTAATTTCCTACAACTTTCTGATCCAAAGTATGGAAGTTTAAGAGTATTTGGTGAAACTTCAAAATCTATAGCAACAATTGAAAATGTTATACTATCAGGAGACAAAACTGAAGTATTCATCTCCGATATTGAAAGATTATTTCAGTCTGGTGAATTTGTCCATATCGTAGACAGTAACAATCAAATACATCTAATCAATGGTGAAGAACTTCGTGCCAAGATTGTTGGACAAATTTCACAGATAAACATAAATCCAAATTACAGAGGTCTATCATATCAAGTCAATGATCCAGTTTCAATTTATGGTGGACTTTCATCAGTAAATGGTCATGGTGCATCAGCAGTGGTTGGATCAACAACTACTGGTTCTATTTCAAGTATACTAGTTGACTCTGGTGGATTTGGATACACAAATTCAACATCGAATAATAGTCAAGGTGCTGTCAGTACTTCTATTAAATTTACAAATTTAGGTCAAGGTTCTATTACTCCAATTGCAACAGTTGGAAGTATTAATCCTGATCCAAATCTTACTAGTAATGTTACATTCTTACCAATTGATTATATTGGTTTAAAAGCAAACTCAAATATACTATTAGGTAATACAACTAATCCAGTTTCGTATAATTTTCAAGCAAATCCTTCAGCAAATATAAACACAAAACTTGCTGATGCTTTTACTTTTACATCATTTCAAACATTTCCAATATCATCCGTGTTAGTTGAAAACGGTGGCGGCGGTATATCTGAAACACCTGTTATCACACCTCAGACATTATATAATACTGAAAGTGATTTAAGTCAATCCAACCTAAAAGATTATGGTATTCTTGCACCAATTCAGGTTGTATCCGGTGGATCAGGATATCAAGTAAATGATACAATTAAATTATCAGGTGGATCAGGATACGGCGCCGCCGCAAAAGTAACTTCTGTTGGTGCAAATGGTAATATTTTAACAGTTACTTATGTTTCCACCAATAGTAATACATCAATTTATCCTATTGGTGGAATGGGTTATAAATCAACAAGTCTACCTACACCAATCGTAACATCTGCCAATGGTACAAATGCAATATTACAAGTAAATAGTGTTCTTGGTGATGGTGCTATTCTTAATCCTACTGTTAATAGAATTGGTACAATTACATCTATATCTGTTACTGATTATGGTGAAGATTATATTTCAACAGCTAATGTATCATTGAGAATTCAAGATATTATGGTTTCTGGTCTCACATTATCCAACTTACCAGTAAGTGGTGATATCGTATATCAAGGTGTGAATGAATTAGAATCTACTTATTTGGCAACAGTGGACACTATTTCTATTTTAATTCCGAATGTTGTACAAGAAAATGCCATATATTCGTTGAGAGTATTCAACTACAACTCTAAACCGCAGTATAATACAGCACTTAAAGTATTTTCAAAAAATATAACAATGAATTTATCTAATCAGATTTCATTGGAATCATTACAAAAAATACCTTATTATTCTCAAATATCATTATCGTCATCAAAATATGATTCAGCAAATGGTATCATAACATATGGAGATGGAACAGCAAAGGCAAACTCTACTTTTCTAAACGGATTAGTGGTTGGTACGGGTCAATATTTGGACAAATCAGGACAACCAAGTTCATTTGATGTATTACAAAGTACCCAATACAATAACTATACTTATGAACTGACTGCTAATAAAGAGATTTCAAAATACAAAGATTTAGTACTGAATTTGTTACATCCAACAGGTATGCAAGTAATCGACAGATTCACTTTAGATTCTGAAGGAAGTTTAAATTATGGAATATCAGATGCACAACAAAATGGACATAATTTATCATATTATACTGGAACTACGAACTCATATGTAATTATGACATCACCTTCAGTCGAATTCTTAGTTGATTCAGGTTATGTTACAGAACCAGTATATGAAGAACTAGATTTTGGTTTTGAAACTGATCCTATAGTGGCTGATTTAGATTTTCAATCAAATGCTCCACAATTTGCTGTCACAAACTATTCAAGTTCAGCAGTCAATACTATTTACTTTGAATATTTGAATGGTGCAAATCTGGCTAATTTTATTACATCAAATAGTGTAATACAATTTACAACAAGTCAAGGTGATATTGTTTATTCTACTGTCAATTTTGTAAATTATGTAGATAATTACATCACTGTTACTGATAGTACTTGGTTAAATTATGGTAATGTTATGGTCATTTCTGGAAATGCTAATACTAACATTATAAATATAGAATCACTAACTGGTGCTTATGATTTTTTCAATAATGGTAACTATACTGATTCAAATTATCCATTAAAAGATGTTCTTCGAGTTGGTGATAATATTGTGGTTTCAAATAATATACCAACAATTGTTGTAGATATTAACTATTCTACAAATACAGCATACTTACAGTTAAATTTAGCAAATACTGTTAATAGTACAAATGCAAGCGTGAGTAGAACTTATACTTCATCAAATGTTCAAATATTTAATCCGGTTAATTAGTATGAAACAAAGTTATGACATATAAAAATATAATCACTTACGGATCAAAAGTCTCTCAAGTAGTACAAGACTATTTTTCACCTTCAGCAATGGTGTCTGGACAACAATTGACAACACTCTATGCATTTCTTTCTAGAGTTGATCCATGGTCTAATGATACTATTCCTGATCAACCAAAACAAGATCAAAAATACATTAAAAATGTATTTGCAAATATGTTTGTTGCCAAAGAAATAACATCTAACTATATCTCTCCAGTAATTCAGAGAATAGATTGGACATCTGGAACCGTTTATGATTTCTATCAAGATGATATTGATATGTTTGAAACGGATGATAATGGACTCCTTAAACTTAAGTTTTATGTAAGAAATACTTACGATCAAGTGTTCAAGTGTCTTTGGAATAATAATGGCAATACGTCTATCAATATGCCTATGTTTCAACCTGGAAGTTATGGAACAAATAATATATACACTGGTGCAGATGGATACAAGTGGAAATATATGTATACCATTGATTTAGGTAGTAAAAGAAGTTTTATGGATGTAAATTGGATGCCTATTCCTATTGGCACAATTACATCACCCAATTCAGTTAGTACAAGTGCAGGTTGGGGTGATGTTGAAGTTATAAATGTTACCAATGGTGGATCAAACTACGATTTATCAAATACAATCATTCAAGTTGTTGTGGATGGTGCAAATTCCACTACATCCACGGCAAATGTAACTGTAGCAAATGGTGCGATAACAGATATTATTGTTTCTAATCCTGGTAAAAATTACACATCAGCAAATGTTTCTATCAATGTATATGCATCATCAAATCTTATAACTGTAGGAACAGGAGCAACCGCAATAGCTCCAGTTTCTCCTGTAGGTGGACATGGATATGATCCAATATCAGAATTAGGAACAAAACATGTTATGTTTTCTGTACAGTTTAATGGATCAGAAAACGGATATGTTCCTATCGATATTCATTATTATCAGATTGGTTTATTAATTACTCCAATCTCATATAAATCTAATCCTTATCCAGCGAATAGTGCAATATATAATACTTCAACAAGGTTTACAGTTGCAGCAGGATTTGGATTATATCAAAACGATGAGTTTATATATCAAGGAAACTCACTACAAACAGCAACATTTTCAGCAAAAGTTCTAAGTTATGATGAGTCAACAGGTATTATCAGTCTAATAAATACAACAGGTACTCCTACAACGAGTGCGCCTGTATATGGAAATACATCAAAAACTACAAGAACACTATTATCAGTAACTCTTCCTGATCTAATTCCATACTCTGGTTATATTTCATATATAGAGAACAGATCAGGTATTCAAAGAAGTGCTGACGGTATAGAACAATTTAGAATTGTTGTACAATATTGATTAAGGAAGAAAATGACTACTAACTTCAATGTAAAACCATACTATGACGATTTTGATTCATCCAAAAACTTTCATAGAATACTGTTTCAACCAGGTTACGCAGTTCAGGCTCGTGAGTTAACACAGGCACAGTCTATTCTCCAGAATCAAATTACAAATTTTGCTGATAACATCTTCAAGCAAAACACACCTATCTCCGGTGGTCAAGTTACAACAAATCTAAACTGTAACTATATTAAACTCAAATCAACAGTCGGTAATACATCTATAGATGTCAGCAAATTCTTAAATCAAAATATCACAGATTCTACAGGTACGGTTTTAGCAAAAGTTATTCAAGTTGCTCAAGCAACTGGAACTAGTGTTACTAGTGATCCACCAACTTTAATTGTTTCATATCAATCTGGTGGTCAATTTACTGACAATTCAACACTTTATGTTGTTAATAATCCTAATTTATCAGCCAATACCATAACAATAAATTCAACTGGTTCATCTTCAGTTGCTTCAATTGCTAATGGTGTGTTTTATGTTTTGGGTAACTTTGTTCAAGTTAATCCTTCAACAATTATTCTAGACAAATATGATAATACACCAACATTAAGATTGGGTTTAACAATTACAGAATCTATTGTCGATTATATTGCTGATATATCACTTCTCGATCCTGCTGTTGGTGCATCAAACTATCAAGCTCCAGGTGCAAATAGATATCAAATTAATTTACAGTTAGATACTAGACTTATCACATTAGGTGATGATAGTAACTTTATTGAACTTATTAGATATGAAAACGGCGTAACTAGTAAATTAGTTGACAATACTGTTTATAATGTTATTGACGATTACTTTGCCAAAAGAGATTATGAGACAAATGGTGATTATGTTGTAAAAGATTTCAAACTAACACCTAAAACAACTTTAGTTACTGTTGATCCTCAAGCAAATACATATACATTAAGTGTCAGTAAAGGCTTAGCATATGTACATGGATACAGGTTGGAAAATCTTTCACCTGTAGATTTGGTTGCAACTAGATCAAGAAGTACTGCATCACAGAATAACAATCCAATCTATATGAACTACGGTTCGTATTTTTATGTTGACACCTTACGTGGTGCTAATGGTTCGTTCTTTGATGTTACCACAGAACCATCTATAGATTTACATTGTGTTTCAGTTGCAAATGTCAATCTCAGTTCAGCAAACACATACAAATCAACTTTAGTTGCAACTGGTTACATTAGAAACTTGTCATATGATCATTTTACTGATGAATCAAATACCTCAACTTATGTATATAAATCATATGTGAATGATTTACAGAATCAAGTTCTTTCAGCAAATGCAGCTGCTGCTACTGTAAATACTATCACATTCCCATCAACATACTCCGCTGTAAATAATGCATATGTTGGTATTAACATCAGTATCACCAATGGAACAGATGCAGGTGATTTTAGAACTATTACATCATATAATGGTTCAACTAAAGTGGCAACAGTTAATCAAAACTGGTCAGTGACACCTGATACATCTTCAGTATTTGCTTTAAATTTTGACACTAAAGATATCGAAACTATTGTTTCCGTAAATAAATCAACATCACTAGGAAACTCAGTATACACAATATTATCTACTGCTAATATTAATGCGGAAGGTAAAACAAATGGTCTATCTACAGGTAACACCATTCTAGAAAATCCAAGCACTCCTGAATTGATTTTCCCAATAGGAAATCCATTCGTTGCATCGTTGAGTGGAACAACATATCAAACTCAACAGTTGTGGAGAGGCATTCAGTTTAACCAATCTGCTAATAATTCTATATCAGCAACATTAAATTATAACGATACAACGATTGAACATATCGGACCATTGAATACAAATCTAAGTACCGATACTGTTAAACAAAACTTTATTATTGTTGTAACGAATAAAGGAACAAACTCATCAATTAATGTCGGTGATATTATTCCTTGGGGTACATCATCAAATCCATTAAGAACTATCCGAAACACCGGAACTTCTGTACAATTGACGGCAACTGATGGTATCTTGTCAAACTTTACAGCTACTATATTTGAAAGAGTCGATGTTACCAATGCTGATAATACCAGTTATATTCTAAAAAGTAAAAACTTGATTCAAGCAAACACATCTACCATTTGTCCATTCAATCTTGTCGCAACAACAGTCAATACGTATACTCAGGTTGATAATAATCCAAATACATCAACTGGTCAAGTTTATATTCGCAATGCAGGTATTGTTTCTCCTGGAAATAAGCAGAGTCTATATCTATCTGATGTTAAAGGCATCGTAAAGATTATTGATACCGGTAGTGCCGGTGTGGATCCAACATCAAATAATATTAGTACGTTGACAGATGTAACTAGTAACTTTACTTTTGACAATGGTCAAAGAGATTCTTTCTATGATCATGCATCTATCACTTTGAAGCCAGGTGCACCAGCAGTGCGAGGTAATCTATTGATATATTTGAATTATTATCAGCATGTTGGTGGTGACGGTTACTTCACTTTGGCATCTTATATTGGTTCGGGTTCAACATTAAAAGATAACTATAGTCAAATTAATCCATATACTAGTAAACATGGTATGTCATATCAACTTCGTGATTGTATTGATTTTAGACCTGCTAGATTAAATGCTCAAACATCATTCGCATTTAGATATTCAAATAATTCAAATACAAACTATGGTTTATTGATACCATCAGACTTATCGTTATTTACTGGAAACTATTCATACTACTTGGGTCGTATTGATAAATTGATCTTCAGTAAAGATAACAACTTAGCAATCATTCAAGGTTCACCATCGTTATATCCTATTGCACCATCAGAACCTGATGGATCTTTAGTTCTTGCTACATTGACACATGATCCATACACCAGTTTCTTACCTGCCGAAGCTCCAGCTGGAACATTAGCAAGTTTATCTATAGTTCCAAGTAAACATAAACGATATACGATGCAAGATATTGCAGGTTTGGATAATAGAATTACTAATGTTGAGTACTACACATCATTGAATCAGTTAGAACAAAGTGCAAGTTCACTTCAAATCTCTGATGCTTATGGGTTGAACAGATTCAAAAATGGTATCATGACGGATAATTTTTCAGATTATTCTACCACCGATACTTATAGTTCAGATTACTCTGCGTGTATAGACACATTAAGACAGCAAATGACTGCACCACAGTATGTACAAAACTTCCCATTACAATCACTTGCACTTGCATATAACATGGGATCACTATCGAGTACATCGTTATCCAACTTAGGTTATGGAATTAATAAAGATGGTTTAGTAAATTATTTTAGTTTACCTTACACCACTGCAAATGCTATTGTTCAACCATATGCATCAAGAGATATTAATGTTAATCCATTTTCAGTGAGTTTAACACAAGGTACAGTATCATTAACTCCAAATGTGGATAATTGGGTAGACAATCAAACATCTCCAGCATTGCTTGTTACTGATCCAAATCTACAAGTATTTCAGTCAACTTCTGGTGCATTGAATGTTCTACAAGTAGGAAACTGGCAAGCAGTTTCTGGAACTTCATCATCAACGTCAAAATCAGTTGAAAATCATGGTACTCTTCCATCAGGTCAAAGTCCATTTGGCTCAGTTGTTGGATATACATCAACAACTACCGCAACATCTACAAACTTACAACAAAGCAATATCGTAGGTTCTTATACTAATATTGGTAACACATATTCAATGAACAATGGATACATAACAAATGTGTCCATACTACCATATATACAATCTCAAAGAGTTGTGATTAGTGCATCTGGAATGTTATCTAATGTTAAATACGTAAAATGTTTATTTGATGGTGTAAATGTTAACAATTATGTTCGTAGATTGAATACTATCGAAGTATCAAATGTATCAGGAACATTTAAAGTCAATGATACAATAGGATACTTGAATTCAAGCACTTTTGTAACGATAGCTTGGATTGTTGGAATATATCATTATCCAAATAGTACAAATGTTAGATTGTACTTAGGTGGTGATGGTGGTCTTGATGTATATTCACCAACTGGAAATATTGTTACTGGTACATTTGACGAATACGGCAATTATCAATCATCTACAGCTTCCGGTACAATAACATCAAATAGTTATTATAGTGGTAGAGTTGAATCAGTTGATCATGTTAACAATACAATTACAATGTATGATCTAGCACCAAACGTAGATGGATATTATAGTAATTTTGTTAACGGTACAAGTAATACTATGTACATAGTACAGTCATCTTCATCATCAGATAATGGATTTGTTGCAGGAACTATTACTAATTATGTTGGTGCAACAAGAACCGCAACTGTTACTAGCACCGCTGGAGTTTCTGTAGGTGATCTATTCTCTATTGGACCAGGACAAGGTCCATTTACAACAAATGAAGATGGTTCTTTCTATGCACTTTTCTGGTTACCTGGTGGTACTTTCCACACAGGTCAAAGAACATTTAGAGTAGATAATAGTATAAGTGTTAATGCAAATAGTGCAACTACTTTTGCAGAAGGTACATTCTATGCTGAAGGTCTACAAACTACTTCACAGGGTATTGATTTTGCTGCATCACCTGCTGGTGCCAAAGATACATTTATACAAACTAATAATCAGTCTGTTATCAACACAATAACAAATTATACACCATATGATCCAGTTGCTCAATCATTTATTGTGTATAAGGATAAGTATCCAAATGGATTGTTTTTGAAATCAATAAAAGTATTTTTCGCACAAAAACCAACAACAACATCAACTCCTGTTAAACTATCAATTGTTAATACTATTAATGGATATCCAAGTGGAGATACTTTAGATTATTCGGTTGTAACATTAACACCAAATCAAGTTAAGACCAGTGTAGCACCTCAATACTTAGATTCAAACGCATACACGGAATTTGTGTTTGGTGCTCCCGTATACATTCAACCTGATGTGTTATACGCATTTATTATACATTCAACATCAAATGAATACCTATTATGGTCAGCAGCAGGTGGTGATACTGCTAAACCTTCATCTGTTAAGAATTTACCTTCAGATGCAACACCAACAGTAATAAGTAAGATTAGCGGTGCACCATATGTTGGTGGATTATTCTTATCTCAAAACTCACAAACATGGACGGCAGATCAAAATCAAAGTTTGATGTTTGTTGCGGAAAGATTTAAGTTTGATACAACTGCACATCCAACTATTCCATTTGTTATTCCTAAAAAATTACCACAGAGAACAATTGTAGATGAGAGAATTGATTACTTCTTAAATGCTAATAATGTTTCAAATACAGTATCATACGTTTCAAATAGTGATATTCTTGTTGATGCATTTAATGTAACAACTACTGACTTTACACCATCAACCACATCAATTAACTATTCATACAATGCAACATTAGTAAATGGTTCAGCTGCTGGTACTACGAATATTAATCCAGGTAAATTTGGTACAGCAACAAATGATGATATCTATTTGACTGATGGTAAAGGTGAAAGATTGTTAGTTGCAAACTCAAATGCATCTTTCACATTATATGCAACATTGTCATCAGGCGATGATGCTGTTAGTCCTATCATATCAGATTCTGGATTATCTACATATGCCATTAAATGGGGCATTAACAACTGCGAGTTGTCAAGTAACACGATTGTAATTTCAAGTGGTGGTTCTGGATACAATTCAAATACAACTACAGTAACTATATCTTCACCAACAGCACCTACTGGTGGAGTACAAGCACAAGCCACTGCTAATATTGCAAACGGCGTCATTCAAAGTATTAATTTCACAAACTACGGTTCTGGTTATGTAACGACACCAACAATTACAATTAATGATCCATCAACTCGAAGTGGAAATTCAAATGTTTCAATTAGTGTTGTAGGTGAAACAAGTTCACATGGTGGAAACGCAGCAGCAAAATACTTAAGTAAGAAAGTTGCGCTTGCAGCAGGAAATGATTCTGGTGATTTGAATGTTTATATCACTTCTTATCGTCCAGTCAATACTGATATTCTTGTATACTATAAAATTTTAAATAGAAATGATACACAAAAATTTGACGATAGTTCATGGCAGTTAATGACAATGATTAATAGTTCACAGACACTATTCTCAACTGGTAGAACTGATTTACACGAGTTTGTATTTGCACCAGGAACTAGTAACACAGATCAAGGTTATATCACCTACACAAGTACTAATGGCCAAACATATACTTCATTCAGTCAGTTTGCAATTAAGATTGTGTTGACATCATCCGATCATACGTTTACACCGTTCTTAAATGACCTTCGTGTTATCGCTTTGCCATCCAATACTAATACAACGGTGTGATTATGTTGATACCTATACCAGGAACAAAAATGATGCGTGATACAGAATCTATGGCATTGATTAATAAAGATAATGTTGGACTTCAAGATTATTATACTAAACGAAATAGATTGGCGGCTGAAAAAGAGCAAATAAATAATATCAAATCAGAAGTTCAAAGTTTGAAAGATGATGTCAATGATATCAAACAGTTATTGAATCAAATATTGGAAAAAGTATAATGGCAAACACAATACCACTCTTAAGTTATGCGAATACATTTGGTGATTGGATTATCACCACCAATGAACTTGTGCAAACCAATAATGATTTTGTTTCAAATACTTTTCACAAGTCTACAGGAACTTTGTTCTTAGATGATCCAGTATTAGGACTTCAAGTTGGAAATCAAATTGTTGCAGGAAGAATTCAAGTTCAAGGAATAGGTTCATCAGCATATGTTCAAAATACACTTCAAGTTGATGGAACAATGTATGCTAACAATTTCACAGTTAACAACACATTCACATTAACAGGTAGTACTGTTTTTAACTCTAATAATTTCACACTCAATGCAAATAATACAGTAGGTGCCAACGCAACTATTTCAGTAAATAGAGGTACATCTGGTGCAAATGCTTCAATACGATGGAATGAATCTGCACAATATTGGGATGTATTGGATGTAACAAACTCAAATTACTATCGTATTTTAACAAATGAAAACATCGTAGATAATGTTTTATCAACAAGTAATACAAGCGTTGCATCAGCTAATGTAGCATACAATCTTAATAATTATATTCAGTCTACAAACTCATTAGCACAGTCAGCTTTCAATAAAGCAAATACATCAACAGATAGTTTTGCAAGAAATACAGCAAATTCAGCTTTTGTTCAAGCCAATACAGCTACCAATAATGCTGCATCCGCTTCTTTATATGCAAACACAGGTATTACAATAGCGCAAGCAGCTTTCAATAAAGCAAATACTGGTGGTGGAGGTGGTATACAACCTAATAGTGATGCAACATTAAACTCTATAGGTGTTGGATCAGGAGTTTCTGCACCGGGAAATGGTGGAATATCATTCAATGGAAATCTAAATTTAACAGGATCAAGTCAAAGAATATATGGATCATTTGCTGTTACTCCACATGCAAATCGCATATTATTTCAAGATCCAAATCCTAGTGCCGTGATTACTCCTATTGGTATAATAGGACCACCTTGCGCTCAAAATGTGCAAGAAGGTGGAAGACTTCTTGTATATGGAAATTCTGATCCAGATAATAGTGCAGTTACTTTATTTGGATGTGATCCATTAGTTGGAACTTCTTTTTTAAATGCCACATATAGAGGATCCGTCACTAGTGGTTTACCTTTAACATTTGGAGTTGCACCAGCTGGAGAAGCAGCTAGAATTGTTCCATCATCTCTTAATTTCTTAATCGGCAAATCTAATGATGATGGCAATAAACTTCAAGTTAATGGAACTATTAGTGCTTCAGGATTTAACAACACGTCCGACTATAGATTAAAAGAAAATGTTCAACCTATTACTGACGCTTTAGTAAAAATTACACAACTTAATCCAGTAACATTTAATTGGAAAAAAGATGGTTCTTCAGGTGAAGGTTTTATTGCTCATGAATTACAAGAAGTTTTACCAATAGCAGTTACTGGAAATAAAGATCAAACAAACTCTTTTGGTAAACCCATCTATCAACAAATTGATAAGACAACTTTAATTGCAACAATGACAGCAGCAATACAAGAACTCAATGCAAAAGTTGTAGAGTTAGAATCTAAACTTAAATCTGCTGGTATCGATGGGTTTTAATTAAGGAAATAAAATGACAACAATTTTTACATGGTCAATATCAGAATTGGAATGTTTACCAGTAGCTCTAGAAACTAATTTACCAAATTGTGTATGGGTAGTTCATTGGAATTGTACAGCAAGTAGTGATCAAATAAATCCTGATACAAACAAACCGTACACTGCTTCTAGATATGGTACAGTACGTTTAACTTATGATTCATCTGAAACTTATATTCCATACGAAGAGTTAACAGAGTCTCAAGTAATAAGTTGGGTTCAAGAGATAATGAATCAAAATCCAGAATCAGATGTTTCTTCACTGGAACAAGGTCTTTCTACGTTGATACAAAATCAAATGAATCCACCATCTATACAACCCGCATTACCTTGGTAGAGTTAAAAATATATGGCCACACAAGTACAATTTAGAAGAGGAACAACAGCACAAACATCACTATTTACAGGTGCTGCGGGTGAGATTGTTGTTGATTCGACTCTACACACTATATCAGTTCAAGATGGAGTAACTCAGGGTGGAACTTATCTTGCTAGACAAATCGATCTGACTACTGGACTCAGTAATGCTGCATCAAATACGGCAAATGTCAGTTTAGTTACTACTGCGGCGTTCAATAAAGCAAACGCAGCAAACTCACTAGCACAATCTGCGTTTGATTCTGCTAACACAACATTTTCTGAGATTGAACAAGACTTTATTGAAATTTCAGGTATCGATGATACTCAAAACAATAATATAATCTTAGCAAGTAATTTAGCACAGGCAGCATACAATACTGCAAATTCTGCTTTAGCATCATCTAATTCTTCGAGTATATCTGCCAACATATCATATATTATGGGTGTTGATATTTCACAGAACACTAGTATATCATCAACTCTAATTTTGGCACAAGCAGCTTTCGATAGAGCAAATACTATACCTTCTGCAAATTCGACAGTTGCGGGAGGTTCTTTCTAGATACAAAAGTTTACTTTTATAAATAATCAATGATATATAGGATATAACATGCCAGCAGCTATTGCAAATTTATATATAGAACAAAATGCTGATTTTGCAGCAACTATTACTATTGATGATGTTTACGGTAATTTATACGATCTAAGTAATTTTTCATCAAATAGTCAAATTAGAAAATCTTATTATTCTACAAACTCAACCGCTATTTTTACGTCGAGTGTAAATGCTTCAGATAGTACACTATATTTAGAATTAGACGCAAACACAACAGCAAACATTGCACCAGGTCGTTATGTGTATGACGCTTTACTTATAAACTCAGTAACAAATGAAAGATTGAGAATAATTGAAGGTGTTATTGATGTTTCACCTTGCGTTTCAAGATAACTAAAAAAGATAAATAAATGACTACCGTTCTCAATGCTCGAATTAATAATATTAATCAACCAAGAGTTCGTGCTATTAGTTATGGTGGTAAATTTGCTATGAAACAAGCAACTGATTTAAATTTTCCTAGTTTTGCTGATGGTGATCTTGTAGCGTATCAAGCCAATACACAGACTTTTGTTGGTGAAGCTATATCCGATATAACAATAGTAAATTTAGACGCAGGATATTTCTAAAATGTCAAATACACACATTCAAATTTTACGTTCACGAAATGTTTCAACTCCATCGAATTTATTTGATGGAGAGTTAGCATATTCTTTCGTTTCAAATACCATGTTCATTGGTGACTACACTGGATCTGGTAGTAATAATATTATTAAAATTGGTGGTGAGCATTATACAAATATGATTGATAATGCCACATATAATGACACGGCAAATACTTTAGTTATTCGTGATGAAAATGGTGCAGCAAATCTTATATTAACTTTGATAGATGGTGGGAATTTCTAATATTTTTGTTATACCTAGGTAGCAATATAGTAAGTAGTAGTACTTTAAATTAGTTTAATTAAACAACAATAAAAAAAGGAATTAAAAAATGACAGCTCCACACACAACCCTCTTAATTAAGCGTTCGACTGGTGTTGCAACACCAACTGGTCTTAAGGCTGGTGAGTTAGCATATTCTTACTTGTCAAACACAATGTTTATTGGCGACAGTACTGGTACTTCAGTTGCTAATGTTGGTGGTTTGTTTTACACAAGTCAAGTTGATGCTGCTACTCATGCTAACACTGCTTCTACCATCGTTAAACGTGATTCAAACAACGCATTCTTTGGTCGTTTGTATGGCAATGCTAACACATCAACTGCATTAGAAACAGCTCGTGACTTCTCAGTTTCTGGCGATGCAACTACAGCAACCGCAGTATCATTTGATGGCACAGGCAATGTTGATTTAGCTATCACATTGAATACTGTTAATGCAGATGTTGGTACTTACGGTGGTGCAACACAAGGTAGTACAACAATCCCAGTAATTACAGTAAATGAAAAAGGTCTTATTACTGCAATTTCTAATGTATCTGCAACATCATCTTTCACTGTTACTGATGGTACATCTTCCAACACAGTATATTCTGGTTCAACATTAACATTTGCTGGTGAAACAGGTATTACAGCAACTGTAAATGCTGCAACAGAAACTGTAACATTTGGTACAGATCGTACAGTTTTACGTTCAAATACATCATCTGTTGGACCACAGACAATTGGTACAGATTTGAATGTTACAGGTAACTTAGTTATTTCTGGTACAACAACAACTGTTAATTCAACAACAACTGTATCTACAGACTCATTATTACAGTTAGCAGCGAACAATACAGTTGGTGACGTTA